CTTCGAGGGCGGGATAGGTCATTGTTTATTTATCTTCGCAACTTCCAATCGGATACCTTCCAGCAGGGCGACAATAGCTGGATCGCCGCTGGTTGTTTCTTCCGCTCGCGCAACTGCGTTGAGAAATAGCATTTTTACCATCGCTTCACTAGACATTCTGGGAAGGTCGAATGCAATTGCGGCCTTGATTGCCGCCGGGATGACGCTGCTCTCGAATGGCACATCACTACCGACCTTCTTGAGCGCCTTGCGCTCCCAGCGTTTCAGGTCCAACACCACTGGATCTTCCGTCATCTTCTTGGCTGTTGGCAGTGTCGCCGCAGTTGTTGCCGCTCCCGGCGCTGGTGTGGCCGGTTGGCCCGGTTCAGCAGGTGCGCCCTGGATGGTCGTGCGCGTGCCGATCTCGAAGATGAACATCTCGCCGCGCGGGTCTTTGGTCGGCAGCGGCTCTTCGTGGTATTTAGCCTTGCGGATCTCGTTGATGGTATGGGTCTTGTCGTACTCCTGCATTTCGGAGAGTTCGAGTTCCCGATCGGTCACGCGTACGTCATCGAACTCGCCTACCAGTTTATCGCCGTAAATAGGCAGGACCTGGTGCGTGATCTTCTTGCTCATCATCATGTGGACCGGGTAGACCGTCAGTTCGTTGTAGGTGGCGCGTCCGGCCAGTGCGTTGGCCTCGGTTGCGTTGACTGCCAGGATGGATGATAGCCCCGGCGCCAATGCCCCGAATATCTCCTCCATCGTGAATTTACGGCCGGCCAGGAATTCCATATCCCGATGACTGACCGCGTTCTGCATCCACTCCACGCCGCCCTTGCCTACGCCACGCAGCATCATCATTTCACGCTTGGCGGCCTTCTCGCGTGTATCCCGTTTGATGGATGACCATTCCGGCTCTTGCACGAAATCGGCAAAGGCGAGAATACCGGGCAGCCGGGCATTGTTTTCCCGGAACAGCCGCGTGTTCCAGTCCTGCATACCCAAGTCACCTTGCGAAACCATCGCCAGGGCTTCGATGGCAGACAGGCCCACAAAGCGGCTGAATGGGTTCCAGCGTTTGAAATGCACGACTTCCCACGGCTCGAGCAGGATATCCTTCGCGCCTCCGCCGGGGTTGTAGACGTAGCCGCGCAGGTACATTTGCTCATCTGGGAGCGGCTTGATCAGGTGGGTCGGTATTACCCACATCTCGTCCGGCTCGGCTTTTTCGTCTGCCTTGTTCATCCACCAGTAGGCATTGCCGGTCAGTTTGTACATGGCCGCCGTGCCGAAGATGAATTCAAAGCCGGAGTCTTCGCTGTTGGGCTTGTCCAGCAGAACCTCGAAGTCGTGGTTTGGCAGGTCTTTCGTGTCCTTGCCGGTGCGCTGTTTGACGTTGAACGGGGTTGCGGCAACGGAGTTAGCCACCATCTCCACGGCGGTCATCACCCACGAAAGCCGGCGGTATAGATCCGCCTGGTTGCCATAGATGGACGCGTCCGGCAGGTTGAATTTCTCGGATGCTGCCGTAGCCGCTTCCAGGTCGGATAGTTTGCGCTGTTGCTCCGCTTTGACATAGCCGCGCCGGGATAGGATATTGTCGATAATACTCATGGGATTACCTCCACCTTTTCAACTCTCTCAGGTACCGCAATTCCGCACATGGCGCACGCATATACGCCACTGGCGGTCAGATGCACAAAATCAGCCTTGCCACACTGCGGACAGACGCGGCCGGCGGATTGGTGCTGGATGTCGAGAGTGCGCTCTTCGTCTGTTTTGATGGTCACTTCGTTGCTTGCAAAATCTACCAGCTTCGACGCCGGCGGTCTGGCTCCTAGTTCGGTATCTGCCCAGACTTTCGCATCCATCCGGTTCGGACTTTTGTCGCTGGGAACCCACAGGCACATTTCGTCTTCCAGTTCCGGGTATGTTCCTACCATGTGATCCTTGCCGCGTTCAGTCAATGCGCTGACCGGTTCTGCCCGGATCGCCTTGCCACGCGTGGCGGTAACCAAAATCACGTTCACGCTTGGGTCGGTGTCGTGAATAACTTTCTCCACCATCTCTCCGCCGTAGTTCTTTTCGGCTGCCATCGCATCGGCCCCGAGCTTGTGATAAGTCTGGCAGGCATTGCGCGCCCACGTATCCGGGCTGCCCTGGACACTGTTGTCTTCGAGCGTGTAGTGCTCGCCGGCGGCGTCGATGCCAGCCCCCACAATTCCACAGGCATCGCCGGTGCTGGAACCGGACGGATCCACGCCAACAACAACACGAATAAGGAATGGGGTTTTGAATACCCGGTTATCTTCGATGCCGCGGACAAACCTATCGCCCACCATTTCGCCGCGCCGCTTCCAAAGTGCGCCTGGCGCTTCGTTGGCGTCTTCGGCGTCGATTTCCTGCCGAATGGCCAGCGCCGTCATATCCTTGGTAAGTTCACTCAAGGCGATTTTGCTCAGATGTGGATTGTCGTGGCTGGTGAAGTGGAAGCATTCCCAACGACCGTCCCAATCGGGCTTATCCTTGTCGTGTTCGTGCTGTTCGTACAGCTCTGAGGCGTGCCGCGGGTTGTTGGCCTTGGATGCGCTGCGACTGTGCAGGCTGGGGGGAGTGTAAATAAAAATTGCGTCTCCGTTGTTGTCTAATAACATTGGAGCGCCCACTACAGCCCAGGTATCTTCGTTCATCAACTGATATTCATCGAGCATCAGCAACCCGCAGTAATCCCCACGAAGGGTGTCCGCGTTCCAGCATGTTTTAGCCCGTATCCGTTGCTCCGTTCCTGGCAATTCAATAATGTGCTTGGTTTCGTTCTTTACAAATACTCCCGCCTCAATTGGTTCGGCTAGCGCTCGCGTAGTCTCTGACCAAAATCGGTCTATTTGTTCTGACGTTGGCGTACCATATAAAATCCTTTGCCCCGCTAAAAATTGTTCGACCGCCAGAATAGCAACTCCAACGGTCTTGCCTCCGCGCCGGCCGGCTTTGACTATCTTGCGCTTTGCCCTGCTACGTATAAAGGCAAGCTGATTTTTGTGGGGGGTTGGTAGAACAACCTGAGGGCTATCCATGCTTTTTTATATATTCCGCCGCACTCGATAAAACTTCCGGCGAGTCTTGCAAAAGACCAATTCCGGTATTGCAAGAAATGCACAACAATCCCCTCACCTTTCCAGTTTGGTGATTGTGGTCAATCCTAAACGCATCTTCCGATAATTCATCGCCACATATGGCGCAACGCCCCTCTTGATCCAGCCACATCTTACGGAGTTCATCGGCCTGCATGTTATATCTGGCTACGCGGTGCTTCTGGTTTATCGCCTTCTGGTTTTTACTTCTATATTTTGCGCCGTTATCGCGCTTACACATCAAGCACACAAAAACACCAGAAGGCAAACAAATAAACATGGAAGGGTCGTGCCCGCGCCTGCACCCGCGGAGGCCCTTATTCCAAGCGGTCTGCCCCAAATGGGATTTTCTAAGCGTTTCCCGTTGTTCGTCGGTAAATTTATATCCCTTTGGCGTCATTGCTTTTGTTCGCCTTCGTTGATATTAGGCTTATCTTTGTAGACGACAGTCAGAGTAATTGGGCCCTTTGCGTTCAGATCAACATTCTTTACCCGTCCGCCAGTCTCTGCCGCGATGTCTTCCAATACTCCTCGATACTGTTGGACTTCTGCGCCGTTGAACTGGTCGTAATCGACCACCTCAGCGGCCGGCCCAGATCCTACCCCCTTGACTTCTTCCGTCCATAAAAAGCCGCCCAATAGATCATGTTCCATCAGGGCGGCGAGCTGTTGTAATTTGATTACCCGGTTCTCTTTCAAGGCCAGGCCGGTTTTCAATGCGTTTTTTTCGTCAACGCTCAAGATTGCTTTGAGTTCGACGTTGCGGGTTTTGCGGTATTTGAATACCTGGTCGCGCGTGACAGTAAAGGGCGGAAAGAACATTGCCCCAGCCGCGTTGATTTCGTCCGTCTTAGCGCCGGCGGCGATTAGTTCCAGGACTTTTTCTTTTTGCTGTTTTTTGAGCCGCATCGTCTGCTTTCGTCGCCTTTTCGGGTACTTCTTGCACCGTGAGTTTGAGTCGCTTGCCTGTCAGTAACATAATCCCTACGGCATCCGGGGAAATAAGAAGATTGATATTGAACTTTACTTGGAGTAGGTCGCCATCTCCACTCTTCATGATTGCAGATTGTATCGGAGGTAGGTAGGCGAAACATTCAATCTTTGGGGTATTGCTCATTCCGCTCCATTTCTCCCGGTAGCTGCCCCCAGCGTTGTGAGGTTGCAACCTGAGGGCAGCAGGCCCAGGGGAATACGCTTTCATTATACGCCAAAACGGGAGATGTAAAACACAATTAAGTCTATTATAACCTAGCACAACTAGGACACACAGTATTCCCCGGTGTTGTGGAAAATATCTCTCCACACTTTCTACAATGTCTAACTATGATCTTAGCTTTCTTCTTACGCCTTGGATACACCAATTCTGTGTAGCTCATATTTCTGAGAGGATTCTTCTTGTTCTTCTCTCTCCAGGTCTTACGTTCAAGTCTTTTACTCATTCTGTCCTCCGCGCCTGCTGTCTGTTCTTAACCCTTGTCTTATGAAGATTTAGACAAGGTTCGCCCATTGATTGAACGCTCTGACTTCACCCGTTGCGCCTGCTGTCTTACGTTAGTTTAGACATAGGACGCCCCGTCCATTGCCCTACCAATAATCTCCCTGTTGCAACAAGTGATGCCCGGAGATAGGCTTTCGCCATTTGGTAAAAATGGGCGGACGGCATTGTCGGACCGCACCCAGTACCGTTTTACGTTCGGTGAACGATTGTCGTGGCTATTTCTTGGGATCTAATTTCGGTGTGCCATTCCCGGTTGGTGTTGTGGTCAGCCACTCTCACCAACAAGTTTGCTCTTAAATAACTATAGCGTCTATTCCGAGCAGAATAGACGCGTTGTTACACCCGTGAGGGTGTTGTAACCATGGAATGTGTAGTAAAATAAGTTGACTTTCATCGAGAGATGCCTCGGTGGCGTCTAAGACCCGAATCCCTTGAAAGAGGGATTTCGGCTTATGTATAGGCCACTGTGAATAAGTTTATCTTATGATCTTGATAATTGTCAATACGGAATTATTCAAATTTAGGGGGATACCGAAGATTAAGACCGTCCAACCATTCAACCATTCTGTCATGGCCGTACAATTTACACTAAAATGGGAGATATAAAACACAATTGGTTCGGAAAGATGTACCAATATTTCCTTGACAAGTGTTCCTTGCTATGATAACATATGCTCTATGAACACACCTGAGATTGACCCGAAGCTGCAAGAAACCGTCCGCAAGCATTTAGCCGATAATGACTGGCCGCAACTGGCCGAGACGCTGGGAGTCACATTGAAGTCAATCCAATATCAGCTCGACCCCAAGTCGCCCCGGAAGGTCACGTATCACTTCATCGGCTTGCTGGCAGTCCTATTTCCCGCCGCGTGGAAAAACATCGTGCACGAATATTTCGGCACACAGGTTATCATGGTTGAGG